ATGCTGGAGGCCAACTGGCTGATACGAGGCTTGAGCACACGTTCAGCGAAGTCGTCCAACTGCATGGTCAATTCAGCGGATGTGAAGTTGACGCCGATGTGCTTTTGGTTGGCAACGGTCAAGGTTGTGAACTGTTCGTTGTCGTCCTGAACTTGCAGGGCGGCACCGTCAGTCACCAGAGCGCGGTCGGGCAAACGGATACGCAGTGTGGAACCAATCTTGGCACCTTCAACAGCGAAGCTGTCGTCGTACTGACGGTTCACGTTGCGGGTGAGTACAAGGTTGTTTTCAAGGATTTCCAACGCTTTCCTTGTGATCATGTCAATGGTGAGAATCGAGTTACTCATGATAAATTCCTTTAAAAGTCAAAGTGAGCTGATGAGGACAAACGCCGCCGTTTCTGTATTTGCCGACTTGACAATTCATGCACAACACTTGATAGCCAGATGGAAAATTATTCTTGCGAAGCCAAGTGTAGAAGGCTGACCCGCTACCATTGTATTTGCCCGATTTTCTTTCCGCAGCACCATCGTTGTTTATGTGGTCAATTGACAAAAACATTCGCTCAGTCTCGTTGCAGCAATTGCATTTATAGCCCCCGTAAGCACCATAAACTTCATCTCTGCACCGGTCTTGATTACGCTTGGTTTTTTCAGCTTCTGATGCACGCATTGCGGCAACTTCTTCTGGGCTTCCATTCGCAATCTTCCGGTTACGGTATTCACGTTTATGCTCCCGGTCTTTATCCCGATTTGCTTCACGCCAATCCCGCATACGCTGATTGAACTTTTCCCGGTTTCGTTCTCTATATCTGGCAGATGCTTCTCTGTTGCGTTGCCGCTTCAGTTCTTCAGCCGTCAAATCTAAATTGTCACTCTCCATTTCGGTTCTCCTGATTTTGGGTAATCATTGTACCCAATTTCAGGAGAGTTAGCGGGTCATCTGTGCTTGCAGCTTCTTCATCTGCCTTGCACGTTCGGCTTCAATCCACTGCGAGTCCGTCATGGTCTTGGTAGACCGTGGGTCCGTAGTGTCATAGGCCGGTGCTCCAGAGGAGCGTGCGGTGACAGGTGAAATCGGTGCTGGCGCAGACGTGGTTCTTTTTACGGGAGGTTCTGCGGCCAATTTGGCCTCAATCTTCCCGATTTCCTTCGCCTGACCGAGTGGCGTCATGCGTGAGATGCGGTCCGCTTCTTTTGGATTGGAGCCGAGGTAGTACGCTAACTCAGGTCCAATGTCCGAAGACTGGATCGTTTCAGCCATCACGTTTGTGATTGGCAGCTTGGGGTTGTAGGCGACTTGTTCAAAGTCATCGTACTTGTCCCGCGCAGCTTCTTCACGCTCTTGATAGCTTTCGAGAACGGCAGATTGCTGTTTGGCGGCTTCGCGTTTAGCGATCAGTTCTTCGGCTTTCTGGAGGGCCAGTGCTTCCGCATAGGCTTCAGGAGACTCGAACTGATCAACGCTGGCCGTTGGCGCAGCTTTTAGCGTCTGTTGTTCAGACTGACGCTGTGCTTGTTCTCTTTCCCACTTACGTTGCTCTCTTGCGAGGCGTTTGCCGATCATCGCGTCGATTTCAGCCTGCGAGTATTTCTTCTCGTCGGGTGTATCGGTTTGATTCTCAGCGACTTCCGGCGTACTTTCAACAACTTCAGGTGTGGCCGTCACATCCGTGGTTGGCGCGGAGTCTACTTCCGCTAGGGCTTGGACTTCTTCAGTCATTTATTTTGAATCCTGAGATTCCCTGATGGACTGCATCAGTACAGTTTGATTGGCACATATTCCTGTTTTACCCAAGGTAAACCGGGCGTAGCCAATTGTGGTGCTGCTTTCTTAGCCAAGGCTTCATCAGCTTCGACTTCGTAGGCTTGCACTTGATCGTTGCCGAGTGCGTTTTTAACCCAACCAAGCACTTGCTCGTGGGTCAGATTGTCGTACTCAGTATACGGCGAACCGGCAGCGTACTCAAGGTTCGTCGTATTGTATATTTGAACAGTATGATCACCTTGCGTGGCTGTCAAGAGCCAGTTGACCACATAGACGACATTTTGCTTGCCGTCTACGCTTGGGAAGCACTGCATTTGTTCGATGGTCCAGACTTTCATGGTTGCACCTCTGTGGATTCTTGTACAGGTTCTACGTAATTGGGGTCGTGAGGCCAAGTGATATTGCTCATCACCGCCTCAAGGGCTGGCATATCAGAAGCTGCCACGATGTCCGCAGTGTACCCCGCAGCCGTGGTGCGGATCGACTGTCTCCAAGTGTTCCACCCAGGCGACATTGGCTCACCTGTCTCAGTGGCCTTGACCACCATCCAGTCGGTGGGGAACAGAATGCTGTAGGCCGTGGAGTTGATCTGCGAGTTGCAGGTCGCCTTGGTCTGGTCCAAGTCCTTGGGGGTCGAGGTGTAGTTCACCAGCACCTGACCGTCAACCAGCACTGGCGCTTCTTGAGTCACCCAGTAGTAGGTGTCTGACGGTGCAGAACCGTAGATCACATCGACCATGCCGATGGCAGCTTTGTCTTCAGGGGTGGACAGGTTGCACCAGTTGGCAGGGTACTGAACCCCATTCAACTCAAAAGCTGAACCAGCAGGTACAAGCTGGACGATGGTGTTGTTTTGGACAATTGCAAACATGGTTTTTCCTTAACGTGCAAGAGCGTTTTTGAAGGGGTTTTCTGCGAAGCAAGCGTACACATACGTTGTGCCGCTTACGTTAGTAGGCCCGGCTGAATCTCTTGGCTTAAAGCCATTGGACAAAATGTCTATATCAACGTCCGTGCCCTCTCCCAATGAAGAATTTGGAAGAAGATAATCATTTGCGCCGTTATACCCAAGTCGGCTTGAATCAAAAACAATCCAATTTCCAACAGCGCTACTACTCTTAATCATAATCCACCGTGGCCTGAATCCCGTGTAGATGAACGGACCATCTGTGCTGCCGTTGCCTGTGTAGCTGCCAATTGCGCTGAAGCCAGCGATGGGGGCAAAGCAGTAGGCGACATATGTGGATGCACTAGCGTTAACACCTGTTGACGTTCCGACAGTAAAAACAGAACTTGTTGGCGATGTGTTATTCCAAGCGCCGCCTGATGCTGCTGAGGCATTGGTTAAGTTCAAATACAGCGCGTTGGCGTTGCCCGTCATGGCTGTGTAGGTAAACCAATCCCCGTTGGTGCTGGAATCCCTGCGTTTGACGATTACCATGCTTGGCGTCACGTTAAGACCGTGACCCACAGTTGCATTGGCTCCCGTACCCGTGTACGTCACCACACTGAACCCGCTGGTCGTGTTGGCGCTGACCGTGCTGGTAATGGTGCCGGAAGTGTTGGTCACACCTGTGCCGCCAGCCGCCCAAATCCAATCAACAAGAGAAACGCTACTACCCCAATCGCTTCCACCTGTGGTAAACGATCCGTTATTAAATGCAGTAAACCAAGAAGCAAGACTTGTTTCTGCAGCCGTTTGGTCAGATGACAAAAGTTGTGAAATGCCACGCACCGAATCAATAAGGTAGTTAGACCCCACTTGATTTCTTGGTTTGTCCCACAGCAAAGCACCGTTTGCCATGTTTATCGTGGTGGAGTAAGTACCGCCAGATGGGGCGCCACCATTGCGAAGCACCACATCCATGAACTTGTTGCCAGCAGGGATTGTTGAGCTTGGCAGATTGAACGTATTGAGCGCAACAAAGCCGCTTGGCGGTGTGTAGGCAAAGGGGCGCTGACCGAAGTTGATGGAGCCTGTGTTTGTTCCAGCAGAACCAGTTCTCCAGTTAAACGACACCCATGACTTTCCTGTAAAGGTGTAACTGATTGCGCCTTGACTGACGTTGTTCTTGTAGAACGTAATCGACCCGCCATCAATGTCCAGCGCAACACCGATAACATCGCCCGTGGTCCAAGTTGCACCATACGCAGAAGCAGCCCCACCGTTGATGGTTTTCTTGCCGTTTTCTGTGCCGCCACCGTAGTAGCCCACGTTTTCTGCTGCATTTGTTGCAATAGACTCGGCAGACCTTACGCCAACAAGTACACCGTCTCCTGACCCGATGGCAGTATAAACGGTTTCCCAGTAGTATTTGCCCGAGGTTGCCCCCATAGAGCCAATGCCACCCGCACTTGTGCCGCTAAAGGCCAAGTTGCCGTCTGTTGGGCTGACAACGTAAATAGACAGCGGATTCAGCACAGGATAGTTTGCAGCCGTAGCACTGGTTAGTGTCGGCACATCCGTCATGGCATCGTAAGTTGCCCCCGGTGTCAGGCTGATGTTGTTCGTGGTCCAGTTGTTGCCGTTGCCACTGAAGTCGTTGCCCAGAGTGGTCGTGCTGGTGGTGTTGGTGAACGGCAAATAGAACCCG